CTGCAGAAGAGATCCATTACGTCCTGGCACCAATCCTCGAGGAACGATTCGGAGCAGCTAAGAGCTACGCCTCATTTGGACGCAAAGAGGTCAGATGGGATGACGGAACAATCTGGCGAATCGCATCAGCAACACCAGCCGCCGGCCACGGACAATCTAACGACTTACTCATTGTCGATGAGCTCTGGGATGTAGACTCCGACGTCCTCCACAACGGACTGCTCCCAACACAGCGAGCCAGACCCAATCCGCTTGCCGCATTCTTCTCCACAGCCGGCACCGAGAAGAGCCACGCCTTCCTCAGATGGCGAGAAGCCGGCCTCGACCTTATTGACAAAGGCGAACCAGGCCGCCTCTTCATGTGCGAATGGTCACCGCCACCAAACGTCGACCTATCAGACCGCCGCTACTGGATTATGGGCAATCCTTCAATAGGCTACGGCCACCTCACACTCCAAGACCTCGAGGACGAAGCACAAGGCCCAGACCACTCCGCATTCCTTCGAGCCGGCCTCAACCTCTGGGTAGCGTCAGATCAAAGCTGGCTAGAACCAGGAGAATGGGAGAAACTCAAGACAGACGGCCCTACGCCGGCCTGGACTGTGTTGACTGTCGACTCGAGCCATGACGGGTCTCGCTTTGTAGGTTTGCTGGGCGGTATCGACGACAGCGGCGTCGTCCACATTACGACAGCGTTCGTGACACACTCCGAGACGGAAGCATGGCAGCAGGTTCGAGAGATCCTTCCAGCTGCAGGACTGCTTGCTATCACTCCGTCGCTCGACATTCACGCTCCACCCGAATACGAGAAACGGAAGACAACGGTAGGCCACGGCGAACTCGTCCGCTGGACCGGCATCGTCCGAGGAATGATACGAGAGCAGAAAGTCGCACATTACGGCCAGACAACACTCTCCGAGCATGTCGCTCGAGCAGTCTCATATCAGTCTCGAGCAGGAATGGGACTCAGCTCGGAGAAGAGCCCAGGACCTATCGAGCTTGCCCGCTGTCTCGTCTGGACTGTGGCGCTCTGCTCCAAAGCGAAATATGCAGGGAAACCAGCCATTGGTGGAGCACGGAAACGGTAGAAATGCCTCGCCCTCTCTCTCCAAATAATCCTCGAATACAGCTCCGATATCTGGCAGACTTACGCTATGCCTATCTTCACTAGGACTCAGAAGAAGGCGCCTGCTCGTGTGGAGGCGTCGACCACGGCGACTGTCTCTACTGCGACCCTCGCCCTCCTCTCTGCAAGCGTTGGGGCGGGCAGGGAGAGGGCGATGCGGATCCCAACGATCTCCAGAGCTCGAGACCTCCTGGCCTCAATCATTTCCTCCACTCCGATTCTGCATTACTCGCAAGAATGGAACGGCACAGAGCTCGTCGAGCGTCCAATTCCGCCAGAGCCCTGGATGCTGCGCCCAGACCGGCGCACCACACTCACACATACCCTCTCGTGGCTATTCGACGACATGCTGTTCTACGGCAAGGCGTACCTACACATCGACGCCCGCTACCCATCCGGCTATCCGTCCTCAATGTCTTGGATGCCAGCAGAGCTCGTGAACCTTGTCACACCGAGCACCGAGGGCAACTTCCCTATCGGCGGAATCGACCAAATCACCGTAAACGGCCAGCCGTATCCGATCGAGGACTTCATCATCTTCTACTCGCCTAACGCCCCACTACTAGATGCTGGCGCTCGAGCAATCCAGACCGCAGAGCTCCTCGAGAAAGCAGCACAGCGCTTTGCCTCCAGCCCGACAGCGTTCGGCTGGCTCAAAGTCGAAAGCGGCGAACCATTGTCCGGCGACGAACTATCAGAACTAGCCGAAACCTGGGCAGAAATGCGCGCAGGCGACAACGGAACAGCAGTCGCAGCTCTCTCATCCGAGGTCACATGGAACGAGAGCCAGATGGACCCTTCGCGCTTACAACAACTCGACTCACGTCAGCACCAGGCCCTTGAGCTGGCACGAGTCGCCAATATCTCACCATTCCTCGTCGGAGCTCCAGGCTCTAGCGGCATGACCTACAACAATGCGCAGGAAATGGTCCGACAGCTGCGCCGAGACGCTCTCCCGATCATGGCAACTATTGAAGGGACGCTGTCATCTGACCAGGTACTCCCGCCAGGACAAATCGTTCGGTTCGACCGTTCCATCTTCGACGAGACAACCGACTTAGACCCAGAAATCAACCAAGCTCGAGAACTCGCAGAGATCATTCAGAAGATCTACCTCGGCGTCGCTAACGACGTCATAACACGAGACGAAGCTCGACGAATTATCAACCAAGCAGGAGGAGGTCTCTCATGAAGATAGAACTCTCACAACCCATCGAACTCGACGTAGCAGCTGCAGAAGGCGAACCGCCACGGCGCACACTTACCGGAATTGCAGTCCCATACAACGTCGACGCCAACGCCTCGACCGGTCCCGTCCGCTTCCTCGCCGGTAGCCTCCCCACCGACGGAGCCGCCCCGAAACTCATCAGAGACCACGACCTCTCACAGCCCATCGGCATCGTGACAGCTCGAGTCTCAACAGACGAAGCCATGCTCTTCGAGGCCAGAATCTCAGCCACCGGAGCCGGAGACGAGGCACTCGTCCTGGCATCCGACGGCGTCCTCGACGCTGTATCAGTCGGAGTCGAGGTAGAAGAGTTTCACTACGAGAACGGCGTCCTAGTCGTCGAATCCGGCAAATGGCGAGAGCTCTCGCTAGTACCGTTCGGAGCCTTTGACACCGCACGAGTCCTCGACGTCGCCGCCTCAGACGACATCGAAGCAGCCCCAGAACCAAACCCAGAACCAACCCCACAAGAGTCCGAGGAGGACACAATGACCGAAGAAACCAACGTCGAAGCCGCAGAAGCTCCGGCACAAATCCCGACAGCACCAGTCGTCGTCGCTGCCAGCACCAAGCTGCCAAGCGTCGGCGCCTATGTAGCAGCACAGCTCCGAGGCGAACCTATGCGAGTCGCAGCTGCAACATCAGACACCTCAGACGTCCCAGGCGTCATCCCGTCGCCACTCGTGGGCGAAGTGTTCGACACGATGACCACGGAGCGCCCAATCTTCTCCGCCATCGGACCTCGAGCCATGCCAGCAGGCGACCCCTTCTATGCTCGAAAGGTCCAGCAACATTCAGCAGTCAGCATCCAGGCCGCAGAGCATGACGCCCTTGCAACCCAGGCCTACCAAGTGGCGAAGGTACAAGTCGACAAGGTCACCCTGGGCGGCTACCTCGACCTCTCAGAGCAGGAGATCCTTTACGCAGATGAGAACGTCGTCCAGCTCGTCATCGAGGACATGGCAAAGACCTACGCCGAAGCAACCGAGCAATGGGTAGGAGACACCATCCTCTACTCGAACTCCTCACTAGCTACCGCAACAGTCACCGACTGGACCGATGGCGACGAAGTCATCACCGACCTCTACGCTGCAGCTGCAGAAATCAAAGAGAACTTCGGACGGATGCCGACTCACCTCATCATCCGCTCCGATGTTTGGGCCTCAATCGGCGCAGCAAAGGACTCCGGCGGCAACCGAATCTTTCCCTACCTCGGACCCTCAAACGCTGCAGGAACCTTGAACGGCGTCGGCTCACTCACCGGCAACCCGCTCGGACTGTCTCTGATCGTCTCCGACGACTTCGGCCTCACCCCAGGAGACCGCAAGGCACTCATGCTCTCAGCATCCTGCCTCAACATCTTCGAGGACCTTCGAGGAGCACTCCGAGTCGAGCAGCCAGCAACGCTCTCCACCCGTCTCGCATTCCGAGGCTATGTGGCAGCTGCAAACTACGACATCACCAACGGCTGCCTAGCCCTCTGATATTGACTGGACCGCTCACCTATGGCAACGATCACCTCAGCATCCTGCACCAGCGACGTCGTCACGCTCACGCTTGACGATGCCACCGGTCTCGCTGTAGGTGAGCACGTCCACGTCTACGGCACCGGCTACTCAAAGCTCGACGGCCACCACAACCTCACCGGAATCGACGGACTCGACGTCCAATACTCTGTAAACAACCAGGACGACATCGCCGCCTACACGCCAGCCAACGGCGTACTAGTCGGACAAGTCACCTGGATCACCACAGAGGACGTCGAGCTGTTCGTAGGCCAAGTCGAAGCAGCCACCGACGAAGCGGACTACCTCGAGCTCTGCACCGACGCCGCAAACGACTGGGCATTCCACCGGAGGGAAGCAGCTGGATACAGCGACAACCCGACAGTAGCGCCAGGAGCAGCAGCCAAGCAGGGGACAGTCCTCTACGCTGGCAGTCTGTTCCGTCAGAAAGGCAGCCTCGACAACTTCCAAAGCTTCGAGGCAATGCCAACACCAGCACCAGTCGGCTCAATGGGCGAAATCATGCGACTCCTCGGCATAGGTCGAGCAAGGATCGGATGACATGCTCGTCACCGAATACGAAGCCCTCATCTCAACTCTGTCCGGCTACGGGCTCAGAGTGTTCGCCAACGTCAACGAGCTACGCCCTCCAGGCGTACTCATAGACCCGCCAACATTCCGCTCCATCTCGCCACAGATCGTCGAGGTCGACTACCCCATCCACCTAGTAGCTGCACCGCCAGGAGACTGGCGAGCACTCAAAGCAACACTCGACGCCGTCGACACCGTCCTCGAGAACCTCACACCAGCCTCCCAGATTATCGCCACCCCAGGCGTCTACTCTGTAGGCAACCAGGACCTACCGTCCTACCAGATCACAGCAACCATCACTTACCGAAGGGACTAGCCACATGGCAACAATCCAAACCGGACGGACACTCGACGTCACAATCGACTCCGTCGACTACTCAGCACAAGTCGCAGAAGTTACGCTCGTACCTAACGAGACCGTAGACCAATACGTGACACTCACCGACACGACCGCAGTCCGTCAGCCGACGACCTGGACACTCAACGTCCGAGCCTTCCAAGACTGGGGCGTAGTCGGATCATTCTGTGACGCCATGTGGACCGCAGCTGCAGCAGGAACCGCAGTCAGCTTCTCACTCGGCCTCGACGGAGCAGGCACACTCTCCGGCGACATCATTCCCGTCTACCCAACGGCAGGCGGACCAGCAGACAGCGCCCTCGAGGTTTCATACACCTTCGAGGTCAACGGATCAGTAACCAAAGCCTAAGAAAGTAGGAGCTCACCGTGGAACTAGAGCTGAAGGTCCAAACCGAATCAGAGACATACAACGTCACAGCGAAACCCCTCGCCATCGTCAGATGGGAACGTCGACAGAAGAAAGCCATCAGCAAACTCGCAGCTGGCGACGTCGCAGCAGAGGACATCTTCGCTCTAGCGTACGAAGCGACACGAGCTGCAGGAATGCCAGTCCCAGCACAATTCGACGACTGGCTAGCACGAGTGATCGACGTCTCAGAAGTCGAGGACACCTCACCGGACCCTACCGAAGCGGCAGCCTCGGACGATTAGTCGCAGAGGTCGCCGCTACCACCGGAATCGCTCCTGGTGAGCTCCTACAAGATTCGGCCATGCTCTCGACAATTGTCGAGGTATTGACTGACCGAGCACTAGAAGCAGAACGGAGACGCTAATGTCTGGGCTCAAATTCGGCACAAAGGTAAAGAACGTCGACACGACGCTCAAAGCCTTGCGCCAAGTAGACCCAGAGCTGCGCCGTCGAGTCCCTAACGAGATCAAGAGCTACGCCCAGCCGATGCTCGCAGAAATCAAAGCAGGGATGCCAAAGCAGATCACGTCCGGCTGGTCTCGTAAAGGCCGCACCGGCTACCGCTACAGCTCGGCACGCTACAAGACAACGCTCCAATTCCGAGGACGCCCTCCTCGAGCAGGCACATTTGTCACACCAAACGGACGGAAGTTTACCGTCAAACCTGGCGACGTCTGGCCGATTCTGCGAGTCCGTTCCCGTCACCTGGCGCTCATCATTGCCTCAACAGCTCGCAAAGGCCACACCGACTCCGGCAAGGCCCTCGTGAGCGCACTCAATGAGATACACAAAGCAGACCGGCTCATCTGGCCGATAGTTGAGAAGCACACCAAAGATATCGAGCGAGGTATCCGTGACAGCTTCCGCAGATATGAGAAGATCGTCAACAGACAACTAGAGAGGAGGTAGCTGTGGCAATCATTGCACCTATCGTCAGCACATTCGACAACAAAGGCGTCAAAGCAGCAGGGACATCCCTCGGGAACTTCTCCCGCACCGTAGGACGACAGCTCAAGAATGTCGCCGTAGCAGCTACCGGAATCGGGATCGCCCTCGGCGCCGCCTCTCTCAAAGCAATCTCAGCTGCATCAGACCTCGACGAAAGCATCTCCGCCACTAAACAGATATTTGGAGACGCCTCCGACGCTGTCCTCAAATTCGCAGACGACGCCGCACTCGCCTTTGGCCAATCCAAACAGGAAGCACTAGACGGCGCACTTGTCTTTGGCACATTCGGGAAAGCTGCAGGCCTCGCCGGAGACGACCTCTCCGGCTTCACCAACGGCCTCCTCGGCCTCTCCTCTGATATTGCCTCATTCCGTAACGCCACACCAGAGGAAGCGATCGAAGCGATAGGAGCGGCACTCAGAGGCGAATCAGAGCCCCTCCGCCGCTTCGGTGTCCTACTCGACGATGCCACACTCAAAGCAGAAGCACTTGAGCTTGGAATCTACGACGGCAGCGGCGCACTCGACCAGCAGCAGAAGATCCTCGCTGCAGAGTCCGCAATCTACAAACAGACCGCAGACGCACAAGGCGACTTCGCTAGGACCAGCGGCGGACTCGCTAACCAGCAGCGCATCCTCAGAGCACGCCTCGACAACGTCACCGCCCAGCTCGGCGTCCAGCTCCTACCAGTAGCACTCAAAGTCGCTAACTTCTTCGCAGACACATTTATCCCAGGCGTCGAAAGTCTCGCAGACACATTCGCAGAGAAAGGCCTTCTCGGCGTCCTGCAATCCGTATGGGGATGGGTCAAAGACAACGCACCAAGAATCGGCAACAAATTCCTCGAGCTGTCCGAATCGACAGTCAGCTGGATCCAAGCAAACGGCGGCGCCGCCATCCGCAAACTTGGAGAATGGCTCAGATCCCTCGGCTCCTGGATAATCGACGACGCTCTACCGTGGCTCGTCGACAAGCTCACCATCCTCGGTACAGCTCTCGTCGACTGGATAGCTCCACGCATCAGACCAGCCATCGACCAGCTATTGGAATGGCTCAAAGCGCTCGGATCATGGCTCCTCGACGATGCCCTACCGTGGCTCGTCGACAAAGCGGCAACACTCGGCGCAGCTCTCGTCGACTGGATAGGTCCACGCATCGTTCCAGCAATCGAACAGCTAGGACGCTGGCTTCAAGCAGTCGGCAACTGGATCCTCGACGACGGACTACCGTGGCTCGTCGAGAAAGCAATCGCACTAGGCGACGCCCTCATCGGCTGGATAGGTCCACGCATCGAGCCAGCACTCAAACAGCTGGGAGAGTGGCTCGTCGCTATCGCAGACTGGATCATCTTCACAGCTGCACCGAAACTCGTCGAGCAAGCAGTCAAACTTGGCGCAGCTCTCATCGGCTGGGTATTCGACATCGCTCCAGACGTCCTCAAAGGCCTCGGATCATTCCTCCTCGAGATAGGCGACTGGATCGTCAACGATGCAGTCCCGACACTCCTCGGCAAAGCGAAACAGCTCGGCGGCGCTGTCAAGGATGGCATCCTCGACGGACTCGCAGCTGCAGGACAAGGCGCACTAAACCTCGGCACCCGAATAGTCAACGGGATTATCGACCTAATCAACTCGCAGCTCATCGGGAAACTTAACCGAGCATTCGAGTTCACTATCCCGCTGCCATTCGTCGACGACATCCGAGTAAACCCGCCAGACATCCCAGGCATCCCGAAACTAGCGAAGGGCGGCATCGTCACACGCCCAACGCTCGCCCTCATCGGTGAAGCAGGACCAGAAGCAGTCGTCCCACTCGGCAAAGGCGGCGGCATGGGTACTGTCAACATCACAATAAACGGCGCCGTAGATCCAGTCTCTACAGCACGCCAGATCCGCCAGATCCTCGACCAGGACGCACGCCGCCAGGGACGGCTCTCCGTCGTATGAGCTGGAACCTGCTCGTAGTAGTCGACTCGACTGACGGATCTATTGGCGCCGGTACACAGCTCGAGGACTGGACACTTAACCAGATCATGGTGAATCACGGACGGCGCACACTCTCCGAAGATGTAGAACCATCCAACGCTACCCTCAGCTTTATCTGGGATGCCACCGGCGCACCAGACCTCGAGGATTTCGTTATCGGGCGCCGCATCCAAGTCTGGCTCGAAATCGACGCCTATCCTGCAGCTCCGCAATGCCTCTTCGACGGCGCAGCTACCGACATCGTCGTCGTCGACACCGTCCTATCTGTCATCTGTGTCAACCGAGCCCTAGCAGAAATAGGCCGACAAACCGTGACACTCGGATCACAGATCCAGAACACAGTCGCCAACACACTCTCCACGCTGTACGCCCTCGGCTCACAAGACCCACGACTCGGCAGCACACAAGGCACAACAGCTGTACGAGTCCCAACATTCGACACCGAGAACCTGCTCGGAGTAATGCGAGAAGTCTCAGCCTCGGAGATTGGCGGCTACCTCACCCAGTCAATGCCCTGGGGACCAACTGTTTCCGGCTACACCACAGGCCCGCACGTCATCAACCGCACAGTAGCGAACCGCTCACAGCTAACACCCGACATCACATTCACAGGCGACGAGATCATCGACTCCTGGCAATTCTCACGTCACGTCGAGGACTTCGTCAACAGAGTCCAAGTGTACGGCACCGAAGACGGCACAGACTTCCCAGACGGCTACGTCGTCGAGGACTTCACCGACTCAATCGACGACTACGGCCTAAACGAGCTCGACGTCGTCACACGCATCCGTTACATAGCAGACGCCACCAACCTCGCCAACGATCGTCTCGACCGGTACTACGTCAATGGCTGGATAATCGACCAGCTGTCAATCCTGCTCGGCAACATGACCGACGCCCGCCTCTACACCGTCCTTACAAACCTCAACCCCGACACCTTCATCGAAATCCCAGCCATATTTGGCGGCGCCCCCGTCTCATTCTTCGTCGAGGGCATCACGTTCGAGCTGTCACAGCACGACATCGTCGCACAGCTGTACGTCTCAACCGCCGGCTATTCTCGTGGCGCCCAAACTTGGCAGCAGGTATCGGCTAGCCGGACGTGGGCGACTGTACCGCCTACACTTACATGGACGGGCTCCCGCCTCATCGAACTCTAGGAGAAACACATGGGAACTACAGCGAATCGCTCATGGCCTTATCCAGAATCTTCCGATTATGTAGCGGACGGCGCCACGGCTATCGAGAATCTTGCGGACGCTATCGACGGCTCTATCGGTAACGGCTACGCCTACGTACAAACCGTCTATTTCACATCGTCGGGA